TATCGGTCGGCGTCTGCGTAATCGTGATATTCGCGCCGGCGACGAGGTTCTTGGGAACGTAGAACGAATTTTCGCTGCCGAGGATTTGCCCCTCACCCGGCGTTGGGATCAGGTCGGTCAATGACGTAATGCCGCCGCCGCCGCCACTGTTTCCGCGTGCTGCGTTCAGCGTCCAGTCCGCCGCGCTTCGGCTCGGCCGCTCGCGATTGCCGTCGATGTTCGAGACGAAAGAATCGCCGTTGATCGTCACGAGGTCCAGCCGCTGATATGTTTCGTCGGGCGACCATTTGCCACGAGGGTTCAAGCCCTTCGGCTCAGCGAATTCTTTTCGCAGTTGGTCAATCTCGCCGGCGCGCGGAAAGCGCGAAAGCTCGTCAGTGACGATGCTCTTGACTGCGCTCGGCAAAGCCGACGCCGCCTCTGCGATGCGTGCCTCGGCCTTTTCGAGCAGCGTGGCGTTCTGCTCGCGCTCGGCCATGAGCACCGAGTAACGCGCCGCCGTCGTGACTTCCAAAGCCTTCCCGAGTTCGTCAACCTTGGCGGTCAGCGCCGCGCTGGATTGCGCGTGCGCGTCCTGTGCGCGGGCGATCACCAGCTGCTCCAGCTCGCTGCGGATCGCCGGCTCGATCTCTTCTAGGTTGCGCTCAATTTCCGAAGAGAGGTGGTCGCGCAACTGTGGCAGAGAATCAACGAGCTTCTTTAGCTCGGCGCGCTGGATGATCGCGAGTTCAACGAGGTTATCGATTTCGGATTGCGTATGGATCATGAGATTATTTCCCAGCCTTCGGGTGCTTTTCTGGCAGAAGATCGTTGTCGGTCGTGTATTTCGGATTCTCCGGCCGTCCGTTTTTCAGTAGGTAGAGGAACGCGTTGACGCGGGCGAAAGCCCACTGCGACGCGGACGTGACACGCGGCGAACTCGACGTATTGAACGCACCGAGACCGCGTTGGAAAACCGCCTTGAGCGCGCCGAGTGTCGCGCGGCCGTTGCGCGTGTTCGAGTCCTTCGCGTTGAAATCGTCAGCCTTTTTTTGCAGCGTCGCTTCCTGCTCTGCGGTGACCTCGGCGCCACGCTTGCCGCTTGCGTCGCCCTTCGCGGTGCCTTCGCCCTTCGGATTTTCCCGAGGCGTGTCCGACTTCGGAGCCTTGTCCGACGCAACGATTGCGCCTCGCTCGCCGACCTTTGCAAACATGCCCTCGTGCTGCCTCATGCAGACTGCCGTGCGCTGTTCCGCGTCAGGAAATTCTGCGGTGCTGACCGGATCAGCCATGCAGCGCGTCATGAAATCGTCGTGCGTTTCCTCGGCGGTCGGCGTCGGTAGCTCGTATTGTTTTTTCGTCAGCTCGATAATGCTCCGATTCTCAAGCACGCTTTGCTTCGTCTGCTCGATCGTCGTCATCTGCTTCGCCCGGTATTTCTGCACCGCGTCCAGCCAGTCTTCGGCACCGAGTGGCGTGTTGCGCGAAAATTGATGCTGCACTTCTGCGGCCGCGACGGAGAGGTCTTTTTTCTCCGCCTGCTTGTTCAGCCGCTCAACGATTGCCGTGGCCCACGCATACCCAGCGTCTCCTCCCCAGCCCATCCACGCCTGATATCCCTTCCCTTGATCGTCCCACGTCTCGCCCTGCTTGTCGATTTCGTGCCGGTCGAAAAATGCCTTCATGCGGCGAACCGTGTCCTCGGACATCGGCCGCTTGTTCATGAGGTCACGCGCCCGGGCGATGCCGACGCTCGTCATGCCGCGCTGTGACATCGGCTTCTTTTCGCGGATCTCAAGCGCGCGCCGTGCGTTGTCCGCCATCGCGTCGGTCGGAATATAGGAGCCGTCGGCGAAGTTGATCGTCACGAGATTTGAGTCCTCGCTTGCAGCTGAGCGTGAGCGCGCGAACTGGATTCGCTTGTGCATCGCTGCGGCCGAAATCTTAGTCGGTTGCTTCGGAAGATTTGCGACCGAGCCAGAAACCTTTTTAGCAGACTCCTGCGCCATGCCTGCGGAAATCATAAGCGTCTCCGCCGCCTCGGCTGTAAGGTCGCCGGCGCGCAAATTTTCCAAGATCGAAAGGACGGCCGCAATTTGCGCACCGTTCAGCGGCACAAGTTCCGCCGACACGTCTGGGAATGACTCGACGCCCGAGATGACTGCGTCGTCTGGAATGCCGGTTGTCTCGGTTGCCGTGACGCTCGAAGCCTGCGCCTCGGCTGCGCTTGCTCCCACCGCGTCGCCGGCTGCGGCTGCGGCCGCTGGCGTGCTGGGCAACGAGGTCGTCGTGAGGCGAATCGCCGTCTCCGGCACGCCGTATTTAACCGCCAGCTCCTTCACGAATCCCGCCTCGATTGCGATCTGCTCGAGCCGCGAAAACGCGTCTGTGCCTTCCTCGGCCGCGATCTCTTGCAGCGACTTCGCGCCTTGCCGGTTTTCGTTCATGTTCGCCGCCGACTCGCGGCCCACGTCGATTGAAAGCTTCGCCGGAAATCGCCACTCGCCTTTGGTTGCCCGGCGCAGCGCTTGAACCATTGTCTCGCCCGCGAGCAGCGGAGGCGGTGCGATCTCGCCGCGAGCGATGGCGTCGAGGATGACGGCGTCTTTGATCGGGTCGAGAACCTTGTCCACCAGCACGCCTTGCTGCCGCGTGAAGACTCGGTCAGCTGCGGCGAACTCTGCCCGAACACTTGGGCCTTTGAAGTCGCTGGTCCCGAACAAGACTCCCTCGGGTATGCCCACCGAAAGACTTATCTCGTGCATCAAATGCTGGACGAATCCGGTAAACGCCTGCGACGGACGCGACGGCATGACCTCGACGCGGTCGCTGTTTTGAAAATACCGAATCATGCCGACTTCGGTCAGCTCGTTTTTCTGCGTCTGTCCGCTCGGCAGCGACATCGTCGGATTAGGCTGGAAAAGGTTGCGCGGGTTGGCGGTGCCTCGGTCGTTGAAGATCAGCGCCGCCTGCTGCGACGAGAAACGCACGCCAGCCTTCTCCGCTTGCAGGATCTCGTGCAGCATCCGCGCCGTTTGAATCCCGCTCGCCAGATCCGACACGCCTCGGTATTGGTCGCTGCGATTTGGATCGAAATAGTGGCAGAACTGATTCGCCGGGATGTCCTCGGCTCCGAAGTAAACGCCATCGCGAGTGAGTCGGAAAATTCGATACGCGACCGGCTGGCCGAAGTCGTTCGTAATGATGCCTTGGTAGTAATTGTTTGAGGCGACGGCCGTCTCGTTCGGGTTGCCGATGCGTGTTGCCGGCACCAGTTGCAGCTTGAGTCCCTCGCCGCTGCGCCTAATCACGAAACCACAATCGCCGTCAATCGGTCGTTCCTCGGCTGCGAGTTGCACGAGTTTCTTGAAGCTGTGCCGGTTCGTCACGTCGCAGTTTTTGCACCACGCATGAAAGTAATCGTCGATGACGCGGTTGTAATCGCGATCGCCGGTCGTCGGTGAGTATTCGTGCGGCGTCAGGTAGAGTCCAAATTTGCGCGAGACTTCACGAATCTCCGGCGCGTTGTCCACGAGGTCCCGAGCTTCATACATGAGCACCACCCGGTCCCGCTGATTCTGCGAACTCTCGGCCGGCTGGGTGTATTGCTTCGGCGAATACATGCGGTTAGTCCGCGCCGCGTTATACTCGAAAAGCGACTTCGCGACGCGTGCCTCCAAACGCTTGAGCGCCCACGTCGGCGCGATGTTCTCAAGCGCTCGGTCAATCCAAGGTTTTTGCGCGACCAGTTTTGACGCGTCGAAAAAGTCGGTGCTCATGTGTGATTAGTTGCCGGTGAAGCTGACGAAGGTCTGATCCGTTGACGTTCCGGCCGCGTCGGTCAATGCGTCCTGCAAATTCCCGAGCATGTTGTTCAGCGCGTTCAAGTCCGCCCGGCTCACGCTCTTCCCGTTGAGCGAGTAACTCTGGTTGAGCAGCACCGCTTGAATCGCGTCAATCGTCTTGGTCTTCAGCGCCGTCAGCGTCGCGGTGTCCAGTCCGAGAAAAGGGTTGTCGAGCATACCACTGCGCGAAACGTCAAACCTGACTAGTCCTTGGGCGGCGCGTAGCGAATCACGTTTGCGATCGTCGCCATGCAGAGCAGCATCGCCGAGGTGTCGAGACCGTGATTCGGAGCGTTGCTCTTCACCTCGCGCCACTCCCAGATTCCCGTCCGAATCTCCACCTTTGACTCGCCTTTGAGGTGTTCGAGGTAGAGCGGATTAACATCCTTCGGGAGCAGCCATTTCAAATCGCCCTTGGCCTCCAGCGCGTTCGCGAGCAGGTCTTTGAAATAGTCGCCGCTCCAATCGTAGTAGAACACAT